GTTTTTGCTGCGAATGTAAACCTTTCGGATTACAGGTTAGACCAGGTCTTCCCTCGCTATTGCCAGAAGACCTATAGTTACTACAATTACTCCGTACAGTACCACAATACACCTCTCAGTTGATTAGGTGCGCATTGTATAGATAACCAGATATGATCGGAAATGACTGTTTCTTATTGAGTTTATACCATTAATGATATGCACAGTTTCGTTGTGCAATGGACACTATAAGAACCTAATTACATAAAAATACATACTACAATGTACATTGTGATTTATAAAAAACCCCCCAGCCAAGTACAAATCGGTCTGAGGGGCGAGGGTGGCTCGCAACGACTTTTAACGAGCCTAAAACTGTATTGACTAAGTTATTCTTCTGGACCAAACAAAAAGGCATCGTCAAAGCCGAGCATTATGTAACCCGCCACGCACTGTTTTATAGTCACTGAATCAGGTGTATCAGTATGCTTGTGCGCCCTCTCATATCCAGCCTCGATGCCTTCCTCGACTATTCGCTCGATCAATTGATATATTTTTACTTTCATAGCATTACTCCATTTGGTAAGTAACAGTCCGTTTCAGCTCCTGGTGGACCAGGCCAGGTCAAAAGGTCAAAGGAGACCTCAGCCTAAGGGGTAAACTATTAACTCGTACCCTACAAAAGTGGCTAGCAAAAGAGTCGTGGCGATAAGGTGTATCCTATACACTACTACCGGCTCGGTGACCCACGCTCTAAAACTACTGGCTTTTGCCTCGATGTAAGACTGCCTGATGGCTTTATCCGCAAAGCGGTGCGCATCCCTTATCTTACTGCTCATCAATTGATCGCTCATTTAATCCCTCCACTGCTACACGTTGTATTTCATCCAAAACTGAGACAAAGTATTGCTTGTCTTTTATTGGGTCCAAAGGTGGGTCGAGTTGAGCGCACAGCTCGTAAATCTCACGCAAGTAAATATTCATTAATGGCTCCCCATAACAAGTCTATCTAAGTGATTAAGGTCTGCAAATGAATCCATCACAAGCTCCTCCATGCTTGGCTCAAGATACGAGTATATCTGCTCGCGTATCTCCTCCAAGAAGTCAGGGCTATCCAGGATTCCCTCAAAGTCGTCCAAAGCCTCAGACAAATAAGCATCATTGTCCACATCTTCTGCGTTGCGTTCTGCAGCATCTCGGAACATAGCGGCAGCCATCCTGGAGGTTGCGTCTTCGCTATAAACGCACTCCAAAGCCAGCATGCGCTTATCGCTTACTGTGTGTGGAAATACGTCATCCATCCAGGTTGGGTGAGTTGCAAGCCATAAGGCTATAAGCCCGTCTTTGGTTGCATCTGGTAGCTCTTGATAGCTTCCGTCCCATAGCGGGGTTTCATCGCGGATAAGCCCAACAGCGTCATTCAGCACCTTATAAGACATTAGCACACCCCCAGGTTAATGCAGTCGTTGTATTCCATGTTGCCTACAATAGCAAATAAGATTAGCAGAGCCATAGCCCCTACAAAAAACTTTCTAGCCTCAGCTATATCCTGAGCTTTTTGCTCCCGCTTTTTGATGTCTTTTGAACAGCACTCATTGATTCTCATATTATTCCCCTTAGTTGCCCCCCGTAGGGGGCGGTTATTTGACTTATCCTCGCCCACGCAACCAGTTTATTTCGTTGGTAAAAGGCACACAACCAACATGATCCCAAGCCTGCTTTTGAATGACTCGGTTAACATTGCGGATATTGATAGCCTTAGTTAAGTAGCACTTGCGACCAACAACATCCTCAACCAGTTTACGGATGTAGCCGTTCAGCTTTGCTGCTGACCACCCATCGAAATATCCTGTGTTAATGTTCAGCGCGATATCCTCCGCTTCCATCATCAACTCTTCGCAAAGATCAGTGCGGAAAGCCATCTCGTTGATGTAGTTAACAACAACCTTGTTGTCGTGGTGATAGCCTGTTTGTCTAAGAGCAGGGCGGCTCATGCCATAGCAAGCGTGTAAGCCTTTTTCAAAAGCGTTGAGTTCATATTCGTGCTTGTACATTGTTAAGTTAGTCATTTTGTTGCCCTTTGTTGTTTGATTGAGGTGTAATAATACCTCCCAACAAATAAACTGTCAAGCTTTTCGATTACAACACTTTGGAATAAAAGGGCCCTGGTTAGAGCATTTAGTTATATGAGGTGGGCTGGTATTCTTCGTCTTGGAGCATCTTGGCGTGCTCTTCCCGGTAGTGCTTGGCTATCTCTGCCCTAAGCTTCTTGTTGGTTGGCATTAGCACCTGCCACTTCTCCCTAAGCATATCCAGGTGGCCCTGGCCTAGATGCGACTCAAGCCATACACTGAAGTCTAGCGGGTTAGCCGTGAACACTTTATGGCAGTAGTGGCACAGGCATAGTGCGTTATCCATAGACCAGCGCACCGACTTTGCCGCCCTGCCCCAGATATGTGCGCACTCCATTCTGCCATCCTGCTTTCCGCAGTGCTCGCACTGGAAGCCAGCCTTTTGCCTGACCACATCACTAAACCACTTATCTGCAGCGTCGCGCTTAATCGGCATCGTCGAATATCTCGCGGCTGATTAGCTTCGCCAGGTACCACTGAGCTTTCTGCAGGTCCTCAACAGGGTTGTTCTTATAGGTATACCGCCATAGATACTTCATGCAGTTGCCTTTCAGATATCCGCGAAATGCCTCTGGGGTCATAGACTCCTCAATGGCCTCGATGCACTCGATGCCGCCGGTTCTGTAATGGCTAGGGCTGTTGACCGCATCATCTTCTGGCCAATCTTCGATAGCTGGTATAGATTCCTTTAATCGTCGCCAGTCTTCGCTTGTAGCGTGCTTCATTCTGTATTCTCCTCAATTTGGATTTTAATTTCATCAGGCGTATCAAGATCGCAGCGATGACATAAACCATAGCTATCACCGTGATCATCAATCCAATACGACAGAGCGATTCCACATTCACAATAAAGCCTTTTAATGTGGGTCTTCTTTTTATGCAGCGAAATAACATCACCCATCCAAAGCCTCCACTGTGATCTTTACCCTTGAGTCTTCACCGTATTTTTTATGGTAGACAATAGCCGTCATACTCCGCTCTGATCCATATCCCGAATCTGAGTGCCATTGGTCTGTAGAAGTAAGAGAACCGAACCAGGAGAACTGCATACTGCCATACTCCCGGCTGACATGGTGGTGGATATGCCCTAGGAGACAGTACCTGTTCTTATGCGATGACCACTCGCTGTCCAGGTTCTTGATAACCGTCTGCAGTATCTGCTCTGGCTTTATCCGGTCCCCGTGGTGGTAGACCCACATATTATTGCCCCACTCAAAATGCAAAAACTTTGAGTAGTTTTCTAGCACATTTACCCTGGGCTCTTTCTGATACAGAATCTCCAAGCAGCTAGACAGGTGGCAGGCCATGTCGCTGTCATGGTTGCCCCGCACATTTACTACTATGACGTTCTTGTGGACCGTCAGCATCTTGTCGATCAACATCTGGAACAACCTCCCAGCCAGCTTAAACGTCTTGCCGATTCGAGTATCTACATCTACCCTGGTTCCAGCGGTGGTCTCGTTTTTGCTTGAGTCGGCGTGGAAGAAGTCGCCCACGTTTAACAGTATCGCGGTCTCACAGTCACCTACTCTGACTAACAGCCTATCGACAGCGTCAATAAGAACCTTGGTCGCTATCTTGATATCCCAGTCGTCGTTGTCCAGCTTGGTAGCGGCATCGGCAAGCATCCCGTAGTGGTGGTCACCTATGATATAGGTGGCAAGATAGTCGGCATTAACTTTCTTTGGCGCTTTGACCGGCTTCTTAAATCCAGCCAGGTCATCCCTCATGCCCTCCATCATCGCCTCAACCTTCTCTTGCAGGCTGCGCTTCAATGGCTCTTGGATTATCCACTGTAGGGCTATATCACCCTCGGAGTTGAAAGCAGTCGAAACTCGCTTCGCCTCAAAGCCCTCCATGGTCTCATTGTCTACATTGCGGTGCGGTGCCACTGCTTTAATGGCAGCCCGGCCTTCAATAGCTCTTAACGTCCTATCTACAGTGCGCCGATCCAACCCCAGGGCTTTCGCTGCTTTGTTGTTGCTTCCGTGATTTATAACAGCTTGGCATATCTCGGCCTGGCGCTCAGTTGCTGCAAAGCTGATTAACTTACTAGCGCTTAGTTTGGACATTCTATTGTTCCTGCTTTCGCTTCAGTTCAGTGTACTCATTGTACTCTGGTAAAGATAAATAAACACCCTTCTCAATCGCCCAGGCATAGACCTGGTCCATGAAAAAACACATCTCTCCTTTCTTCAGGCTTGCGGTGCTTTGTATCTGGTCCTTTAGGGTGGTCTGCCCGACCTTAATTGTTTTGGTCACCAGAAACTTATGCTTCATCATCCACTTAACGCCATCTGGCGTAGCGTCAGGAATTTTCGCTATAAACTTGTCACTGAGCTCCCGGCACCACTTGTGAAACAATGCGTTCTGGTCCAGCGTCCTGGTATCCACCCACGGCTCCAGCTTAATTGATAAAGGGATGGAGTAATCCCAGTCCTGCAGGCGCTTGATGAGGTGCGGAACCTTCCTTTCCACTTCAGTTGCGTGCGATATCTTTATATGGTCTCCCTGGCTCATATTAATCTCCACAAAAACAGGCTATTGATTCATCGTCAAAATCAAATAATTGCCCCTGATCGGTTGCTATGACTTGCATTTTTTCGTAGCTAGGTTGATCAAATCTAAATCGTGAGTTTATTTTATTTTCTTGATCTGCCCACCAATCTGCGATAGATGGATTATGCTCAACGATCGACTGTTTGATGCTATAGCCTTTTAAAAAGCAAAGGTCACAGTTACTCAAGGTGTTTACACCTGCTGGAGGCATAGCCAAATCAAACTTTTGCTTTTGCCAAAATTTTGAAACCTCATCTTCACTTACCTTTGCCTCATACAGTGGCACATAATGATTATCTTTGCTTTTTATTTTTACTGCCCTTCTAGGCTCATCGCCTCTAATTCCGACAATATGCAAATAATCGGCAGTTCCCATAAATCTTTCTATAGTTAAAATTTTTAACTCAGAAGTGCAAAACCTCGCCATCATATTAGGTAAATAGTTTTTATCTTCTATTAGCTGTGCAAATGGCTCTCCATTTCTGCTTGCTGTTGCATAAGATACTTGCTTGTATTTCTTTTTACCAACATATTCTAGCCATACAATATCTACATTCCAGTTATCACTGACATCGCGCACAAAATCTAACGTCTGCGGCATTTCTTTGCCAGTGTTAGCAAAAATAACCTTAATATATTCTGGTAATTTAAAATCATGGGCTTCAAGTATTTTATAAAGCATATACGCAGAAGACCTGCCACCGCTAAAGCTAATAACAGCCCCGTTTTCAAAGTGATCTATGTAATATGGATTCATAACTTCACCCTCAAAAACTTGTCCGACAGCTTCATCGTGCTAGTCTCCAGGCGATCATATAGGCTGGCTTTCGACTTACCAATACCGCCAAATGCGTCGTCAACTTCCCTTACCTGCCTGTCGCCAACCTCAGCCCTGCCTACCATCCTGGAGTGCATGGTCTTGTTCTTGATGCCGGTCAGTATTGATATCTCGCGCAGCGTGTATAGCTTGCCGGTCACCAGGTTGTCATGGGTTCCAATAAACTTGTACGTCCTTGGTTGTTTGCCAGACGACCTGGGCTCTAATCGCTTATCAGGCATTCTTCAGCTCCCCGTCGTAATAAAATCCAAACTTGTCTAGATAATACTGCTTCATCGACAATTGCGCATCTGTATCCAGCCAACTAATATCAGTCATCTGCATGTCAATGGACTTGGCCCTAATGCTTTCATTCTTGCCAGCCTTCTTGGCCATCGGAGAGCCTCCCTGGTTCTGCGCCCTGGCTAGCCAAGAGTTAACAAAGCGTTTAATACCCTGCTTTGTTTTGCGTTTAGTTGGATTCGCGTCGCACCAGGACTCCATTGCCATGAGCTCTTGGTGAACATTGACGGCAGGATACGATCTCTGCCAAGCGATAGTGTCAGCCTCATCTGGCTGCCAGTCTTCTTTAGTATTTAGTAGCATGTTTCCCCCTTATCCGTGGTTAGCAAATTTGCCGTGTAGTTTTTCCCGCAAATCCTTGATGGCCTGCGCCGCATCACTGATATTATCGTGCAGCCCACAATAATACTTTTTAGAATCACAGCGCATCTGAGCCATCCACTTACCCGCAGGCTTATGCCAGCATACGCCCTTCACGCCACTGGTGTTGTTTTTATTCATTAACCTGTTGTGCTGGTTTTGCCGCGCAGACACAGCGCGCAAATTTTCGATCCGGTTATCATGCCGGTCGTTGTTGATGTGGTCCAGGCACTTAGGCATGTACCCGTGGTGATATAAAAAAATTATCCTGTGCTGGTAATAGCAAGCTCTGTTTACGGAGCAAACTTTGTATAAACTTTTGCCGCCGCCTATTAGCTTGCCAGACTTTCGGCCATTCCCTTCGCGCCAGTACAAGTTACCATCACGGTACTCAAATTTTTCCTTAATTTCCTCTAATAACTGCTTTTCGCTTAGCTCTTTCATCGCACTTCCCCGTTGGTTTAGAAACCTTAGTATCTTTGTTTCCGAAAATATTGTCAAAGTTTTTGTCAAACTCAACTTTATTGGTCGGTCGCTGTTTACTTCCTTTACCGCTCATCTCTCACTCCTATGGCTCG